GCCAGGTGCGACCCAAATAAGGGCCGGCTTAATGCAGGATGACATCGTAATCCGATAGGATTATAACTTCATCTCGTTTAGTCGTGCGCAAACTATACACTGGTTTACCATTGTGGTAACCAGCTCGTACCCACGCTGACCTCACCGCAACCTCCTCTTTTGGGGGGAAGCACGGGTTAGTCGGGAGCGAATACGGTAGTTTGTACTTGCGATCAAGGACCCAGTGGTAGGCGCCGATCCATGTCTGGATCGGTTTGCTTTCAACCTTCGTGTATAGCTCCTTACGGGGCTTATCGGAGGTTACCACGGAACCGCGACTATCAAAATCGCGGCCTCCATAGTATTCACTAGGGATATGGGAACGGAGAAATCTCACCACGTCGTCCAGACGTGGGTCAAGGATACCCGAACCCTCACTCCCCCAACGCTGTAAAGCATTAGTGAAGTGGATCAGATCGCTAAGGGTATTAAGAGGAGCCCGAAGATAAACGGGCTTAACATCAACACCCGCGTACCAATGCGCGCCACACGACTCACGGAACGGACCATCGGCAAACGACTTTTTGTCGTTCACTTTAAACCCGTAGAAAGCCAATGCGGAAACAACAGCATCAAAACCCGTAACAGGGCATATGATGTCGTCGCCGTACACGCTGATACGACCAGCCGAACCAGTATAGTAGCAAGCTGTCCTTGCGATAGCATAGAAGAGTAAACTCTCCAGCTCGAAGGTAAAGCCGTTTCCCATACTAGAAAACATGTTGGGGGTGACAATAGTACCGTCACAATCAGTATGTTTCGACCTGAACGAGTCCAGGTAATAATACCAATCGCTAGGCATCATCATGCGTACTAATTCGGTTGTGACCGAATCAGAAGCACTACTCAAATCCAGCGTAGCTAAATCGCCACGTTCGGATCCGAGCTTTGCCAATCTGGCATTGACGCTTTGGTCATTCAAATCGATACGCTTGCTTTTCAGCAAGACGCGGATCTGATCTCCTAGCATCTTCTGCAGATACATGTTTAGATCGGGTTCCTTTGCAGCAACCCGATCAATCGTGCTGGATTTAGGCACGGTAAACAAAACATTGTAGTCGGTTAACCTGGGGTCCAAATCCAGGTTATGCGTACCTTGCAAGACAGTGCCGCGAATAATATCGCGGAATATCGGCAAGGCAGCACGACTGATGTCTGCTCTATCCTGGTACTTCGCAGCTTGGAAACTGCGGTCTCGTCGCTTTGAGGTAGACGCGCCAGTACTAAACCCTCCAAAAGAGAGGTCTAGGGATGGCGCATCTCCTACGACGGCGTTGACCACTTCACGCACACGTGCGGTAAACCGACGTGACGTGACTCCAGGCAGCACACAAACAGTATCAGACTCCCCGTGCGCACTTAAGCGTCGGTTGGTGACCGCATTGTTTGCGTCCACTTGCAACCATTT